CCTTGGATAGCTGAAGCCTTGCGGATTGCCACAGACCCTGAAACCAAGCTGCTGACAATCTTGGCCAGCACGCAGTCAGGCAAATCATTGTTTGCCCGGCTTTACTCCATCTGGCAAATCATCAACGCACCTGCACCCTTTATGATGCTTCAGGCCAATGACCCTGAAGCTAAGGATTTCTTCCTGCGTTATGTCCGGCCGCTATGGAAGCAGACCCCGGTGGTGCAAGCTATGCTGTCCGAAGGGGACAACGATAAAAGCACAGTGGCTGACTTCAGCAATGGGGTAACTGTTTACTGCCGTGGTGCGTGGAATGAAAACAACCTGCAACGCCTGAGCTTGCGGACAGTCATCATTGATGAAGCTTGGCTTGTGCCTAGGGGTCACATTGCAGAAGCAATGGCACGCACCCAAAGCTTCAGCTTTATGGGCAGGGTGATTGTGATGAGTCAGGGCGGCAATGATGGGGATGAATTCCACACCCTGCACAATGGCACAGACCAGCGGCATTGGTGTTTCAGCTGCCCGGCCTGTTCCTATGTCCAGCCTTGGGATTGGGCTTACATCAGGTGGCCGGATGACGCAAAGGTTGGCGGGATGTGGGACTTCCAAAAGATTGAAGCCGGGACAACCTATGAATGTTGCAACTGCCACACCCGGCTTAAGGACACCCCGGGTGTTAGGGCTGAAGCCAACCGGATTGACCGGGGTGCTGGGTTCAAGGCCACCACGCAATCAAGCAGCTGGGGAAGCGTTGGGCTGCATTGGAATTGTTTGTGTAACAGCAGCTGGTCTAAGGAAAGTATCAAGCTTCTGAAGGCCAAGGAAAGTGCTGACCTTTATGGTGATGATGCACCACGCAGGGTCTTTAAGCAGAAGCGTCTGGCACAGGCTTGGTCTGATGATGGTGGTGAAATGGTTGCCCAAGCTCAGGCCGGGGATTACTCCCTTGGTGATGAATGGGACTTGGAAGCCAAGCTGACCCCTGAAGGTGGGGTGGTGGACATTCACAGTGCCAACATCCCTGATGGGTCTATCCCCTTCCGGACTCTTGCCGTAGATGTGCAGCGGGGACACCTATGGGCTGAAGTGCGTAGCTGGGCAAAGACCGGACACAGCCGGTTGAAGTGGTATGGCAAACTAGAGACTTGGCAGCAGATTGATGACTTGGCCAAGACGCACCAAGTGCATAAAGCCCTAGTGGGGGTTGACTGTGGTGACCAGACCCAAGAGGTCTATGCACAGTGTGCAGCTAAGGGATGGAAAGCCCTTAGGGGTAGTGGTCAGGCTGACTTCACTGTGCAGGATGTTGGCGGCAAGACTACCAAACGATTTTATTCCGACAAGCAGCTTATTTTTGTCCCCGGCCAGCAACGCAGGTGTGAAATGATTGTGCATAGCAATCTTAGCACCAAGGATTTTCTGGCGGGATTGCAGAAGCGTAGGCTGCATACATACCCCCGGAATGTCCCTGAAGACTATGTGCAGCAGCTCACAGCTGAAGTCCGGGTGAAGGATAGCCGGACAGGGAAGCCCCATTGGATTATGCCAGCTGGCAAGACCCACGGCAACCACGCTTGGGATTGTGCCTTGATGGGTCTTATCCTTGCTGTCCGTTGGGGTATCATTGGCCGGGAAGCAACTGAGGCAGTGACGGCAGACCCTAAGCCAGAAGCCGGTTGACAGCCGGTGAAGCCTTGGCACATTCCCTGTCAGTCACACATTGGCTGGATGTGATGCAGGATGGGTCTTCATAAGCGTTGCTTGGGGCTGGCCAATGTGTGACCCAATTGACTTAAGGTGCATTTCAAATGGCTTCTGGCATCTTTATAGGCTTACCCATTGCCACATTGGTTTCAATGCGTGACGCAGCCTTGGCTGAGTTGACCACCGGCCTAGTCACCATCAATTATTCTGACAGTGGCACATCCGTTGGGAAAGCTGTAACAATGCCAGCAAAAGAGCGTTATGCGGAATGTGCCTTTGCCCTATCTGTTGCAGACCCTGCCACTTATGGTGAAAGGACTACTGTAATCCGGCAGCAATGGGACAACTTGCAGGACTAAACTTTTATGGCCAAGAAAGCTAAAGGGACTATCAAAATCACAGCAGAAGAAACCCAGCCAAAGAAGATGGCCGGGCTTCAGCAGTTTACCAGCATCCAGAATAATGGTAACCGGGCTGCTGTGTATGGCACAGCTGTTGACTTTAGTGAAGATTACCTGCCGTCAGACCGGCTGGAAATGATTAAACGCCTACGCTATGGTGAAAGAAACTGTGGCCTAGTGCGTCAGGTATTTCAGGATTTTGTGACTTATGTTGTGGGTGATGGCCTAACCCATCAGTCAAACTGTGCTGATGCTGCCAAGGCTGCCCTGTATGAAGAAGCTTTTACCCAAGCTGCTAAAAGCCTAGACCTGTCATCTAGGTTCAGCTGGGTAGAAATCCAACGCATCCTGCTCCGGGGTGCTTTGCGGGATGGGGATAGCTTTGCTTACTTTGTCAGGGATGATGAAGACCAGCCCAAAATCCAGATGATTGAAGGGCATAGGGTGGGCAACCCTGTTGGTGCTGCTGTCCCTACCGGGATGGTGGATGGCGTGCAGTTTGATAGCGTTGGCCGCATCCGGGGTTTCAACATCCTTGAAGGCAACGGCAAAAGCAACCTGCGTCCTGCTTCCTCCATCCGTCAGATTTGTGAACAGGATTATTCCAGCGGCAGCCGGGGACTTCCCCTGCTTCAGCATAGCTGGACGGACATTCAAACGGAAGATGAGCTGCTTAAGCTGGAGATGCTGGCTGTCCGCAATGACGCAGATTTTACTAGGGTGCTGCACAAGCAAGGTGGCTTTGTTGCTGGCCAGCTGAAGGATGAGCTTGGTGCTTCCGGCAGCAATGGTGAGCAGCTTGCCCGGAAGCTTGGTGGCAAGCTTGCTGTGCTTGAACCCGGGGAGCAGCTGAGCAGCCTTGAGAGCAAACGCCCCAGCAATAATTTTGTAGCCTTCCTAGAGGCAGTGCAGAAAGACATTGCCCGGGGAACAATCCCCTATGAATTTACCAGCAATCCCGGTGCTGCCGGTGGTGCTGCCCTTAGGTTGATTGCGGCCAAGGCTGACCGCATCTTTAGCCGGTGGCAGACCATCCTGATTGAGAAGCTTTGCACCCCGGTTTATCTGTATGTGATTGGGACAATGATTGACCGGGGACAATTGCCTGACAGCCCTGATTGGTGGAAGGTCAGCTGGACAACCCCCAAGCGTCTGACCATTGACGCTGGCCGGGACGCTGCTTCTGACCGGGCTGATGTGGAGCTTGGCCTTCTGTCTATGTCTGAAATCTATGCCCAGCGTGGTCTAGACCTTCGGACTGAAATGACCAAGCGGGCTGCTGACTTTAAGTTTATTATGCAGCTGGCTGAGCAGGAAGGCATCCCGCTTTGGACTCTTTACAAGCCCGGCTTCAATTGGCTTCAGCAGGGACAGGGCAAGCCCACTGCTGCTGAAGTCCAGATGGGTCAGATGCCCAATCCGGAAACCGGACAAATGAATGAAGTGGAAGATGAAACTGAAGATGAAGATGAGGATGCCGGTGAAAAGCCTTCCAACAATAATTCCTAAATCATTTAATTATGCGTAGCCTTATTAAAGCCATCCAAGGTCACAAGGTGTTCCTTGTTGATTACCAGATTGCCCAACAGCATCTGGCCACCACTGAAAAGCTAGGCTTCACTGACCTGCTTACCAAGTGGCTTGGTGAGTCCCCTAAGCCCTATCAGATTGGCAGCACCTATGTCATCCCGGTTGCCGGTATGATTGGCAAGGGGCTTAGTCCCATTGAAGCCATTGGTGCTACTGATGTGGAAGTGCTGGATGATTGGATTGACCAAGCTGTTGCCGCCAACGCCAAGCAAATTGTGTTCAACATCGATTCTGATGGTGGCACTGTGGATGGGGTTGAAGAATTGGCTTCCAAAATCCGTGGCCTGAAAGTCCCCACTATTGCCTTCAGTGCTGGGTCTATGAACAGCAGTGCCTATTGGATTGGCAGTGCTGCTGACCGGGTGGTGGTCAGCCCTTCTGCTTCCGTTGGAAGCGTAGGGGTCTTTGCCGTGGTAAAGGATTTGTCTGAACAGGCCAAGGCTATGGGCATCAGCGTTAAGGTCTTCCGGTCTGATGAGCTGAAGGGCATTGGCATCCCCGGCACGCAAATCACATCTGCACAGGAAGCCTACCTGCAAAAGTCCGTGATGGACACAGCCAATACCTTTAAGGCCAATGTGAAGATGAAGCGTAAGCTGGTTGCTGACGCTGACCTGACCGGTGCTTCTATGTCTGGCCGGGAAGCTGCCCAGAAGGGCTTGGCTACCGGGCTTGTTGACAGCTTCAAGGTGCTGATGACGCAGCTTGAACCTGTGGCCTTCAAGCAAGCCACAAAGGTCACCATTTGACTTCAGGTGCATAGGCAAGATGGATAACGAAACCAACACCCTCACCCCGGAAGCTCAGGTTGAAAAGCTGGCTTCCAACCTGACTACGCTTCAGGCTGAAAAGACAGAGCTTCAGAAGTCCTTTGAAGCCCTTGCTGCTGAGAAGATGGCCAGCACTGAAGAAGCCACCAAGCTCAAGGCTGAGTTTGAAGCCCACAAGCTTCAGGCTGAAACTGAAAAGGCTGAGCTGGCTAAGCTGCTTGCTGAAGCCCAAGCCAATCAGGTGACTGCTTCCAAGGAAGCTGCCAAGGTGATTTCCAATCTTGGGATGAAGCCTGTTGATGTTTCCCCGGCCGACAAGCTTGCCACTGAAGAAGTCACAGATGCCAAGAGCGTCTGGGCTACCTTCCTGAAGATGAAGGCTGGCACTGAAAAGCAGGCTTTCTTCCGCAAGCACAAGGCCATCCTTGACCCTCTTAACCTTTCCTAACCTTTACCTAACCTAATACTACTATGGCTACTAACACATTCTCGGCCGCTCCGGCTGCCCTGTCTGAAATCATCCTCCCCGGTCTGAAGGGTCGCTTGGCCTTCCTTTCCGCTTTCTCCACCAACCTTTCCACCAACGCTGTTGGCAAGACCATTCAGGTCAGCCTTGTGTCCGGTGGTGCTGCCAAGGAATTTTCCAAGGCCAATGGTGGTTACAACGAAGCGGACACGGCCGACCTTACGGCCGTCAGCGTGACGCTTAAACACCTGCACAGCACTAAGGATTTTTCGCCTGACGAAATTGGCGAGTATGGCGAAGAATACCTTGCCCGGGCTTTCGTTCCGGAAGCTATCAACCAGCTGGTGAAGAAGGTTCACGCTGAAATTGGTGCTACCCTCACCAATGCCAACTTCTCTGCCAACGAAGTGGTCACTGCCGCCAACTTCAACTACTCTCAGGTGGTTGACCTTAACACTGACCTGAATGACGCTAAGGCCGGTGACCCTCGCTGCCTTCTGGTGAATGGTGCTTATGCTGGTGCGTTGCGTAAGGATGCCACCCTGACAGCTCCCTTCAATCAGGCTGGTGAGTCTTCCCTTATCAGCTCTGGTCTGATTGGCACTGTTGCCGGTTTCCAAGTCTTTGAATTCACAGACCTTCCTGCCAATGGTGAGAACCTTGGTGCGTTTGCCTGTGGTGCTGATGCCTTGGCGATTGGTATGGCCGCCCCTTATGCCGGTATGTTCCCGGGCGAGTCTTCCACTGCCACTGACCCTTCTGGTCTGTCCGTTCAGGTGCTGCGTTCGCAGGGCACTGATGGCATCGTGCGTCTTACCGCCACTATGCGTTTCGGGGTTTCTAAGGCTCGCGGGACGGCCGGTAAGCGTATCAAGACAGCGTAAGGATAAGCTCCTTACAGCAAGCAGCCTCACCAGAAATGGTGGGGCTTTTTTGTGTCTAGATTTTGGATGCAGTAAAATTATTGGCTTGACTAAATAAAACCATTTGCTATGATGTGAGCAGTGAAGGTTAGCTGTAATGGTTAACCATCACCTGTTCATTGATAGTCCTGCTTTCACTTTGGCAGCCCGGCCAACCGGGTTGCTGATACCAACCAAAAAACAAAATGACAAAACGCCAAAGCCCAAAGCACCCACCCTGTCCCTTCCCGGCCATCAAGCTGGTTAGGGGTTACAACCTTCACCTAGCCTTCTATGAAAATAGGGAACAGGCTGAAGCTGTGGTGAAGTGGATGTGTGAAGGGTCTAACAGCAGCTGGGGTCACGCTAGGTGTGGTCTGCTCAAGGTCACTGAGTCAACTCAGTGGGCTATTGAATACCACGGCCGAAACGACAGACAGCCCAGCCTAGACTAAGCAGGATACACCAGACCCCACTAGGCAGCCCCTAGTGGGGTCTTTCTGTGTCTGGCCTAGGCAGGGCATACCCCAGCCAGCCCAAAGGCTTCCTAGGCCAAGCCAGACGGCAAGGCTGGTGGCATTTGTCCGGTGCTGCATCTATGATGGATGCAAACTTTGCAGCAATGAAGCTGGCTGACGCACAGGCTATGTCTGCTGAAGCTGGCCAGACTGTGACAATCAATGCCGTCAACTATGACTGTATGATTGCTGACGCTACCCTGTCCCCGGCTTTTGAGCTGGGTGGGGTGATGGACAAGATTGATACAGTTATCAAAATCCCGGCCACATCTGCCGTCCTAGCTGCTGCGTCCTTTATGGCCATTGGTAAGAAGGTCACTTGGGCTGGCCGGGTTTATCGTATCGTTGCCAAGACAACCAAGCCCGGCAGTGGCTGGGTGCAGCTCAGCTGTCAGGATGCTGACCAGCGTTAATGGCTGACATTGAAATCAATGTTAACCGGGCTTTGCAGGATAGACTGCTGAAGGTCTATCGTGACTTTGCTGACTACACACAGCAGCTGGTTGAAGACCTAGTTAAAGAGGAAGGGGCTTTGACCTGCCGTGAAGCCATCAATTACAGCCCACCCCTTGATGGTGGTGATGGCAACAAGGGTAGTGGTGGCGGCAAGGGTGATAAGAAGATTGCTGAAAGGTGGGGCAACTATGCCGTAGAAAATGACATCAGGCTATTGGTGTCAGATGACAGCAAAAGCCTAGCCACTGCCGTCAGTGCCCCAAGCAATGCCCGGCAGAAATTCAACAAATGGAAGTCAGGCAAAGCACCCAATGTGTCCGGCATCATTAAAAAGATTTGGGAAGACCAAGATAATGAAAGGGCTTTCAGGAAGGCACAGAATTTGTTTGGCCGGTGGGCTGGCCAAAGGCTTAACCTTATCCGTAGTGAAACTGAGCTAAAGCTTAGGCACGAAAGAATTAGGGCAAACTATAAAGGCCGCATCCGGAAGAATGGTGGCAGAAGCCCTATGGGTGGAGTAAAAGGGGAAGCCCCGGCCTACGCTGATAAGAAGCTGATTGCTGACTACATCAAGAAACGGCAGCTAAAGGTTGGCTTTATGAAGGCTGGTTGGGTTGATGCCATCAACAAGATTGGTAAGCCCAAAATCAATGATGTGCCTAAGAATTTTGGCCTACGCAAATTACCGGCTTGGATTACCAGACACAAATCAGGTCACGGAGCTGTTGGCCTAAATGTTTACCGGGGTGCTGGCACAAACAATGTGATGATGACTGTCCGTAATGACCTAGGTAACATCTTTGGGGTAGGCTATCTGGCCGGAACAAAGACCTATGTGATGGCTGTCCGGGCTGGCAAAATGACCAAAAGGATGAACCATCTGATGAGAGCTGCCATTGATAAAGCTAACAGAAATCAATCACCTAAATAACCTATGCCTTCCAAGTCCCCACTTAACATTGTTGAAGATGCCATTACAAATGCCCTGAAAGCTGAAGCCAGCCTGTCTGCCTTCACCATCTACCGGGGTGAGGAAACATCTGAGCTGACCCTTCCCAGCATCATTGTCAGCTGCGAGTCTGCACAGCCAGCCCCGGACATTGCCCAAGGGCTTGGAAACTATTTGTGCAGGGTGACGCTTGGGGTGGCTAACAACATTGATGACAACACTGAAACCACCCATAGAAACGCCACACAGGAAGTGATGGCCATTGTTGATGATGTGGCTAAAATCAAGGCAGCCTTCACAGCCATTGGGGATGGCAGCTGTTACGACACTACCCTGTCAGGTATCAATTACAGGCCGGGTGATAGGGCTTTTACCACAAGCCTTGAGTATGAAGTGCTGATGGTCTTAGCCCCGGCCTGAACAGGCTAGGCTGTTTGACTTGGGGTGCATAGTTAAAGCAATCCTATGTCCAACACCACAAAGGGCACAGCCCACATTTACGGCATCAATGGGACAGTCACCGGCCTGACAGTCCAGAGCTACACAGTCAGCAGCTCTTGGGCAAACGCTGATGAAGTTACCAACTCTGTTGGTGAAGTCATTGCTGTCCGTTATTCTGACAAGCGTGTTAATCTGACTGTTGAAGGTCTTGTGCCTACTTCCTATGGTGGTGCTATTGGTGATACCCTGAATTTCACCGGCAATGGCATTGCCTTCACCGGGGGTTGCATCACGCAGATTGAGGAGCGTGGCGAAGCCAAGGGCTTTATGCGTGTCAGCATTACGGCCGTTGACTTTGAAAACATTGCCTAAGCCGGGTTGACAGTTAGCCCATTAAATTGACGCTGGTTGGCATAATGGCTGACCAGCGTTTTTTTAATGCCTTTCTGACACCAGCTAGGACAATCATTTTACGGAAGAAGCTTAAGCCCTTCAGCCTTAAGCACCGGATTTTCCTAGAGGGTATTGGCAGCCCCTATGTGAAGTCAGACCAAGAGCTGACCCCGGCTGACCTTCTGATTGCACTGAAGATTTGTGCCAATGAAAGCCTAGATAGCTTCACCCTATGGGATAGGTGGATTGGGATACGGATGACCCTATCAAAAGAATTGTTTGCACAGGCATCCCTAAGCTTTGTCCGCTATGTCAATCAGCCGGACACCTACCCTAAGTTTTATGAGAAGAAGGAAGCAGGGTCAGCCCAAGAGCAAATGCCTTGGCAGCTGTGCGTCTTGGCTACCCTGATGCGGAATGGGGTTAGCTATGAAGCAGCTATGACTATGCCTGAACCAAAGGCCATCTGGCTATCAACAGCCTTCAACATTCAGGCCGGTGCTAAGCTGCATCTGCTGACCACGGATGATGAAGAATTGATTGACCAGCTTAAGGCTGAAACAGGCAGCCCCAAGCCGGGCTGATTGACTAAATGGCAAAACTAGGGATACCCTAACAACTATGTCAGACGGACTTGAATTCACCATTTCGGCCAAAGACCAAGCATCTAAGGCTGTCAGCACTGTTCAGAAGAAAATCAATGACCTAGGTAAAGACTTGGCTAGGGGCTTCCTGTCCTTTGCCGGGCCTATGGCTTTGGTGCAGGGTGCTATCAACTATGTCAGCAATGCGATTGAGGAACACCGGAAGAAGGTAGCTGAAGCAGTGGCTGAATACTCAGGCATTGGTGAAAAGGCTGCTGAAATTGGCGTTGCCTCAGAAGAATTTATCAGGATGAAAAACGCAGCTGATGTGTCCGGCACTTCAGTTGAAAAGGTTGGCAAGCTGTTCAGGGAAGTTACGGCCATCATCCAACAGGCCACAGTGTCCGGCAGTGACCAAGAGCGTATGCTTAAGGCTTTAGGCTTCTCAGCTGAGCAGATTGCTTCCGGCCTTCTGAAGCCTACCGAAGTAATCAAGGTGATGGCTGACACCCTTAGCAGTGCCACCAGCAATACTGAAAAATTCAGCGTAGCTACGGCAATGCTTGGCAGCAATGCAGCTGAGCTAATCCCCTTGCTGACCAAGGCTGACAACATCCTTAAGGGGTATGGTGAAGACCCCGGCATTTCTCAGGAAGAAATTGACCTGCTTGAACAGCAGAAGGTGGCAGACAAGCAGAAGGAAAACCAAGAGAAGGCTAAGCTGGCCAGACAGCGTGCCTTGGAAGAAGCCCGGAAAAACCCGGAAGTTATGGCTGAGTATAACAAGCTTTTCCCTAGGGACATTACTGAAGCCAAGATGAAGGAAATGTTTGGCACAGCTGAAGCAGCTGCACAGGCCGGATACACTAGGGTATTTAATTACAAGGATGGTTACCGGACTGATGACACTTTCCGTAAGACCAACCTTGCCCAAGATGAAGAAGTGCTGGCCGCCCTGAAGGTGGTGGAAGAAAGGAAGCGTCAGGCTAGGAAGTCCACCACTGATGCCGCCAATGCTGAGCGTGCAGCTGAGCTGCATAACCTTGAAATGCAGAAGCTGAATGAACAGGCACTGAAGCTTGTTGATGAGGAAATGGCCAAAGGCGTAACGGAAACAGCCAAGGAAGATGATGAAGCCCTGAAGAAACGCAGGAAAGACCTGACTGAGCTTCTGGACGCTGAAGCCAAGGCCAATGATGACGCTGCCAAGGACGCTGCTAAGAAGGCTGAGAAGGCCAACAAGCTCACAGTGTCTAGCCTTAGGGAAATTGGTGGTGCTATGGCCGGTGAATTCCAGCCCGGAAGCACAGCCCCTGTCATTGACTATCAGAAGGAAAGCCTGACCATTGAACAGAAGATGCTGCTGGAGCTTGAGAAGCTTAACAACATCTTCAATGAACAGCCCCGGCCGGGTGTGGACTTCACCAAAGACCCCAACCAAACAATCTTCACTGCCTAAATTATGCCTCTACTTGCAAAAGGTAATAAGCTTACAAGCCTTCAGCTGCAACCCGGCTGGGTCATTGAAAACGATGGCTTTGGTCTGCTGACTTCCCGGCTGACCTTCAAGGTTGATGCCGCAAGTGCTGACGCTAAGAAGCCTAAGGAGAATGAAGCCCACCCCAAGGACGGCAGACTGCTTTGCCACCGGTCTTCCTATGTCATCAATGAAAGTGAGATTGCCACAGTAACTGCTGAGTATGTCGGTATTAGCACAGGCAGCATTACCAAAATCCAAATTACCGGTGACATTGCCCTTGCAACGCAGCCAATCCAGACGCACCCGAAGTTTTACAAGGGGACGGCCGGAAGCACCGGCAAGCCTTTGAAAGACCTTGGCTGGGATGAAGCTTCACAGTCTTTCCCTGAGTCCAATGCTGATGCAATCAGCAATGCCTTGGTTGGCATCAAGTCCTATCAAGTCCCTGACCTTCAGTTTACCGGCACTTATTACACCAACAGCAAGCAGGTCTTGCTGGATAATCAGAAGATGGTTGGGAAGACATTTCAGACAATTGCAGGTAGTGAAAACATTGTCATCCCTCCGGTGCTATCCCCTATCAGCAATCTGCACATCCGCTTTGGCCTGATGACAGCTGTGACCTATGAACAGTTTGCCAATGTTTACAAGGTGCGTTACACATTCAGGACTGCCACCGGTGGCTGGCACAGCCTGATTTATGAGCAGCATAACTGATGAGTAACAAAATCCAGCCGGGTGTTGGCTACACCTTTACATCAGACAGCCGGGGACATTCCTTGCAGATTGAGCAGCAGGGACGCAGACGGCATCCGCTTGAAGTTTACAGCAACCCTGACAACGGCAGCCCTGCCATCAGCGTCTGGCCGGGAAGCGTCAATGGGGTCATCCCTAAGATTTCAGGCAACTACATTGATGCGGCCACCCGGCCTAAGCTGACAATTTCCAGCAGTGGCTATGTCTATGTGAAGGCAACTAGGGCAAGTGGGTCACCTTTCCCTTCCAATGTGGAAATCTTGTTTTCTGCCACAGTGCCAACGGACACACTAAGCCTTGGGCATTTTGCTTTGGCTTCCATTACCAAGACAAACAACAGCCTTCAAATCACCCAGCTTGTCAGGACAAGCTTGATGACCGGCCGGGCTGCCACATACACATCAGCAGCTTGGTATTGGTTCAATGTCTGACACTTACCCAGCTGGCTATTACCCTGCAAACTCCACCACCCCACCGGTCTGGGGAACACCGGCTGCCACAGGGTCATTTGCTGTTCAACATAGGGGAATTATC